GCTCTTGGTCTTGTGCAGCTTTAGCAGCCTTAGACTCTTTCTCTACCCTACGGATTGCAGTGGCATAATCCCTAAGTTGCTTCTCACTCTTACCACTAGATTCTGCTAACTGAGAGATACCTTTGTAGTATTGACGCTGCGAGAGGGAACCCTTAGTCATAGCATCAGAAAGGGCTTTGACGTTAGACTCAAGGGATTTGGTACTGTTTACAGCAGTAACAACCTTTTGGTTGCCCTTCACTTCTACGTCAATGAGAATATCAGCCATTTTGTACCTGCATATAAAGGGAGTCTAGTCTTTTGATAATACCAACATCGTAAGGATGTAACTTATTGTTGGTTAGGTTTACCCAAGATTCCATCTCTGAGTAAGTAATCGGATTGGGGCCTGAGAAGCCCATAGTTCGTGATTGGTGTAGCTGCAAAAAGAAAGACCAGACATGCGACAAGAGGTTAGGGAACTTTGTGCTGTTCTCTAGTCCTTCAGGTGCATATCCGGTCTGTTTCCTTACTTGCTCTAAATGTTGTCTCTCAGTTACGCCATTACTATCAGCCTTATTCAAAGAGAACTCATGTTCTGCCCAATCACATAACTGGTCACTCAGGCTTGAGTAAAAGTTTCAAAGGAGTTAATACCTTCTTGCAGTTGTTCCGCAATCCAGAAACCTGCTTTAGAGGTGTACACTTCTTTGGCCTTCTTCTCAGTTAGCTTAGGCTTAGAGCCACCAAAGGTGATGTTCCAATCTTTAGTAATCTTAATGAGGAGGTCTGTAGAGGATTCCTCCCAAGCCTCAATACTAAATTCTTGCTTGCCCTCTTTGATACGCTTGTTAGCTTGCTCATACACCACAGCTTTGTATTCTTTAGTGTGGGGAGCATAGAGGGAGATAGTCATTGGGGTACCGTCATCGTTCTCTAGTACATTCTGAGTACCGGGATACTTGAGGGTGACTTCAATTTCGTCTGATTGGGGGACAATGTTAGAAAGGTCCATGTCGGGGTTTTCCTTAAATGTTTTGATCGGGTTTTGATTGATAGTCGGGTGTGTAGTTTATCAGTGGGAGAAGCCACCCGACTAGCCTCCCCCACCTAGCCCACGAGGGGATTAGTTAGGCAGTACGATCAATCTGGATGTTGGTGCCAGAAGTGCTATCATACAGTGCAACAAACGGCAGAGTAATGATACGGCTGGTCTGACCATCCACAGGTACGTCTGCACCATTGATTTTGATCTTGGGGAATGTGAATGTGTAAGCGTTAGAGCCTGTAGGATCATCTACAGAAACATTCAGTGCAGTCTCAGTCTCATTGATGAAGCGGTTGATAAGTGCAGCATCTTCAAAGTAAGCTGTAAAGGTGCCTTCCACTGTAGCCATGCCAGTCTCAAGGAAAGGTGTAGCATCATCACCCACAACAAAAGTAGGTGCCATAGCGTTATCAATGGAGAAGTCAATCGAAGTGACGATAGCAGATGCAGTAGCACCACCCACGTTACCAATGTTCACATCACCAGAATAAGCGTCAAAGGGCTGTGCAATAGTAGCATCATCTACAGTCTTACCTGTGCCACTGATAGTCATATCCTTACCAATCATGGAGAAGGTTGTAGCTACCATCTGGTTAGGAGCAATGCTGACAGACATGCTAGATACAGACATACCAGTGAATACACGATACTGAGCAATGTCGTTAGCAGCATCTTCAATGGAGAAGTACTTAGGTGTACTACCAACCTTGAGGGTATCAGTTGACCAAGTGTTCTGGAGAGCACTCTCAAGGAAAGGGTCAAAGTTACCATCACGGAGGTCAACTGCAATGTCACCAGAGGTCTGACGGTTACCATGACGGTCAACACGGAGCATACGATCTGGTTGGATTTCGTTACCTGTAACACGATCTTTAGTGAGGTTCAGAGAGTGAGTGTTATACGGGATAGCAGTGAAGTTACCTGCTGGTGTGGTGCCGAAAGTGGATTCTACAATGTAAGATAGACCACTGCGACTTCCTTGTGCGAAAGACATAAAAGTTCTCCTTGGGAGTTAAGCGTAAAGATACCAGCCGATACGAACTGGTACATGATAGTGAGAACCTTCTTGTGTACCAAGGTCTCGTTCAGCATAGCGGATGTGTAGGGTTGTCCCACTATGGGTAATGTCTGTAGTTGCCTCAAAGGCATCAATGATAAGGTCTGCTAGGTCATCACCTTGTGCTGGTCCTTTGCCTTCAGGGGTACAACAGTTGACTAGGAAGTAACCTTGGTAGTACATCTGAGGGGTTAAGCCTCTGTGGGCAGGTTCCCTAGTTGTAGGTACCATTCTTACAGATACATAGCTTTGGTCAGTAGTAGGACTGAAGGATACATTCTCCCAAGCGATAGTAGGGATACCTGTAACAGCAGCAAGGTTGACCTCAAAGGTGGCTCTAATCTCTTCGTATACTGACGCCATTATCTATTCCTGTCCTTAGCTGCACCGAACACTTGATATTTATTCTCTACCACGTCAGCATGAGGTGCTCTGTTACGGAAAGAGACACTTCTATTCTCAAGTAGCTGCAAACCTTCAATGTCGGAAGTCATGTTGGAAAGTGCTATACTACGATAAGTACCGGGGTCTTGCCGTCTTGGCCTACCGTGTGAGTCTCTTCGTCTACCACCACCAGATGATGCAGGCACCACAGAGAAACTTTCGGCGTAAGCCCCAGTATCCACAGGAGTTCTAAGAGTGAGGTCTTCAGCAATATCCACCAACTTGGTCTTGATTTGCTCCTCAGCTTGAGTCTCAAG